GTCCGTCGAGTTGCGCGCGAACCGACGCGGTTAGGGCCGCTGCCAGGTCAAGACGGGCCGAGGTCGAAACCGGGCCGGTGACGCTGCCCGCGCCAGTCAGCAAAAGCGTACCCGTGACTGTCCAAAGATGGCCGGCGGGCAGGATTTCCGCGGAATACGGTGCGACCCATTGCGCGGTCCACCACAGATACCCCGACTCGCTCACGAGGTAGGCGGCAAACGGCAACGTTCCGACAATCAACCCGTTTTCGTACCAGTCGTCAACAATCGCCATTTGCCCGATATCGAGAGTCCACGAAACCGCCTGCACGCGCGGCGCCGCGGTGACGACCCGGCGTTTGCGCGGGTGCCCCGTGCCCGTCCCAATTTCGGAATAGACCGAATTCGGCGTGAAGGCATGGCCCGCCGCGAGAAACAGCGGCGTCCCGTAAGGCGCGGTGATTTCGGGCAGCGTCATTGCCGCCTCGGATTGTTGGCGTCGAGGTTGACGCCGCGGCGCCGCAGTGCCGCCGACGACGGGCCCGACCCGCTCGCATGGTCCGCGGCCACCATGGCATGCGCTTGCTTGGCGGCGGCGTCGACCAAAACACGCCAATCGCCGTTGTCGTCTTTGCTCGCGCTAACCGTGGCCGGCGTGTTGTTCGTGATGTAGACGCTACCGCCGCCGCCTTCGCGCTGGCGCCATGCGTCGGACGGCGCCGCGGCGTTGGCACTTTGCCCCACGAGTCCGCCCGTGTGGTAACGCAAGTTGTCGCGGTGTCGCGGGTCGTCGGCGTGTAGGACCTCTTCGCGCTGCCCCTTCGGGCCCCCCATGAGGATCGCGGCGACTTCGTTCGGGGCGAGCCTGGGCGCCGAAACGTGGTTGCCCGTCAGCGCAGCAAGGAACCGCGCGAACCGCGCGCCGTCGATCGAGTCGAGTCCTGCGCCCGGCGTGCCCGGGGCGTGCGCTTGCATGATCTGCACGCGGTCGCTGCCTGCAAGAGCTGCGGCCACTTTGTCATGCGGCACGATGTGGCCCGGCTTTGATCCCATCATCAAAACTTGCTTGCCGTCGATAACCAAAAGCTCCGGGCCTAGCTCGTTTACTTGGGACATTTCGCCGGCCCGCATAGGGCCACCGGCTGCAGCGCCGCCAGTCTTGAACCCGCCGCCGCCGCCCGCCGTGCCGCCGCCGCTTCCGAAAAGCCCGGCCAGCTTTGAAAAGAAATTCGTGCTGCTGTTAGCGGTGGTCGATGCCGTGAGGGCAAGCAGACTTGCAATCAGTTGAGTAATCACGCCCGGCAATCCGCCCATGGCAGAACCGGCAAGGTTCACGCTCTGCACAAGCGCGGTCGTCGATGAACCGACCTTGTCGGCACCCGTGGATGCGCTGTCGCTCAATTTCGCGATGGCATCGCCTGCCGCAGCGGTTGCCGCCGGGCTCTGACCCGCAAACAGGTTGGTCCCGCCGTCGATCGCTGCACCGCTTGTAGCGGCCCCAGGAAGGCCGATCGCCCCCGCCCCGGTAGGGATGCCGCCCGGAGTCGCTGGAACCGCGCTAGCGGCCGTTCCTAGCGCCTGCGTGAACACGCCAAGCGCGGTCGTCGCTACGTCCAGCGCCGAGGCGATCGGCGCGGACAGTCCCGCCGCATCGGCAACCGCTGCCGGGCTTGCGCTCGCCGCCGCCGTGGGCGACAGGTCGAAGCGTGAACCCGACGTGAGCTTCGAAAGACTCGACGGCGTCGCCGGGCCCCCGAACTGGTGCCAAACGTTCGCAGCGATGCCGCTAAGAAGGGTTTCTGAGCCGCCGCCTTTGCCGTCCTGCCCGATGCCTTTAAGCCCGCTTGTGATCGTGTTGGCGAGCGGTTGCGTAACCGCGTCGTGCACCACGAGGCGCGCCAAGTCTTTGACCAGCGCGTGGAATTTGTCGCTTAGTTTCCCGCTGACGAAAACGGCGTTCTCGAATGAGTTAGCGATGGCGTCGCCGGCCTGCGTCGCCAATTGGGTAAAGCGCACAAAGCCCGGGTCTTTCGCGTCGAATGCCTTCTCGCGGGCGAGCTTCAAGTTTTCGTAAAACGTGATTAGGGCGGGGTCGGCAATGCCTTTGTTTGCCAACTTGCTAACGCGGATCAATTCCGCGTAGGTGTCGATTTGCCGCTCTAGCGAGGTGATTTGGTCATTGCGGATCGCCAGCAAGCCGCGCTCTGTGTCCGTGCGGTCCAACCCCTCGCGCGCCGCTTTGATGTTGAACAGTTCTTCGGCACGCTGCAAGGATTCGGTTTCGCGTGCGCCGTCGGCCTGCGCCTTGTTCGCGTCGGCCTGTAGCTGCAGCGCTTGGCGCAGCGCGTCGAGGCGCGCGGGATCGCCGCCGGGCTCGCCGGCCAGCAACTTACGGGCTTCCTCTAGACGTAGGGCATTGCGCTTTAGGTCAGCGCTGTATTTGTCCCCGCCGAGGTCGGCTAGGCTCGCGTCGAATTCGCTTAGCGCGTTGTTAAGCGCCTCGACTGCCCGCGTCGATTGAACGCCCGCGACGACGGCCGCTTGCCCGGCTTCGCGGATCGCCTTCGCGCGCGCGTCGATTAGGACATTGATTTTGTTTTCGTCGTCGATGTTCGCAGCCGCGAGCGCTGCCGGGTCAAGCGGCGCTTCGCCCTTCGGTTGCTGCGACAGTTCGGCCTGGTGCTTTCGCAGTGCGGCGATTTCCGCGTCGAACGTGTCGGTTTGATTCTTTAGGTCATCGTCGGCCGCTGCCTTTTTCGCGGCGTAGTACGCCTGGATACTCAGGTCGCCGTGCGAAAACAATTCATCCAGGCGACCGCTCGCGAACTGGTAAAGGTCGTGTTCCTTTTCGAGCCCGTCTTGCAGATTCTTTAGATACCCGTCTAGCTCTTTGCTGCGCGCAGCCGTGCCCGCCGTCGCGGCGAACTTCTTTCGCGTGGCGTCGTCGACCGTCTTTTGCTTTTCCGGCGAGAGGCCGACCCCGGCGTCGGCCGCTTTCTTAAAGTCGATTTGGTTTTGCTGTAGCGCCTTCGACAACGCCGTCGCGTTCTTCGTCTCTTCGATTAACGCGTCGAGGCGTGTCCGTGCGGCGATGCCTTCTTTTTGGGTGTCCGCGCGCAAGGCATCGCCGAACGCGTTTTCGCTTTCGCGCATCAAACGCCTAAGCGCTTGGCTTTGCTTTTCGCCTAGGTCGCCGAGGGTCTTTTGCTGAATCCCGATCGCGACCTTTGCCGCGGTTGAATCGCCCGCGACGGGCTTTTGCCGGCCCGCGCTAAACCTGCCGATTTGCTGGTCGAGCTTCGCGAGTTCTTCTTCGACCGTGTCGACCTTGCCGACTCCCTTTGCCGCGTTCCAAAAACTATCCCATCCCTTCGACGCAGCCGCGAGCCCGCGATCGATGTAACCGAGGTTGTTATCGAGGGTGTGCAAGTGCTGATTGAGCGCGTCGTAAACGACGGCTTGCGCCTGCCCGGCGCGGCCGGAATCCTGCAGCGCCTTAATCTGTTCGTACTGCGCCGCGGTGATGAAGTGCAACGCGCGGTTGTGGTCTGCCGCCCATTTGGCAGCGTCGGCGCCCATCGCGGCAAAGTCCTTTGCGACCTCGTCGGCCGTCTTGCCGGTGGCTTCGCCGTAGCGTGCCGCTGCCTCAGTTGCAACGCGGAAGTTTTGCGGCCCGACTTCACCCGTCGACAGCAACGCGCGCCCGAAATCCTTTGCCGCGCTAATGGTGACTTTGCTACTGTCCGCGATCGACTTCGCCGCGGCGTCGAACTGCCCCGCCGTCTGCCCCGCGTAATTGCCGGACAACTTGACCGCGTCGGAGAACGCCCGCGATTCCTTCGACCCGCCGATGAACGCCGCCGCCAATATCCCGACGCCCGCCGCAGCGGTGCCGATTAGCAGGATGGCGGGCGAGAGCAAGCCGCCCAGCGCCTTTAGCGTGTTGGTGAAGCCGCCGTAAGTCGAGACGACCGCGGCGCCTTGCTGTGCGAAGGCGCGAACGGGCGAGCCGCCCGAAACGATTTGCTCGAAAAAGTCCTTAACTTGAACCGCGGCGATTTGGTGTTGAATGCCGGTCGCGCCGACGCTCTTTCCCAATGCCTCGACGTTCTTTTTTGCGGTCGCAAACGCGGGCCCGGTGGCATCCGTCGCGGTTAGGACAATTTCTGCCTTTTCGGCCATGGCGCGCGCCTCAGTTCAAAGAGGTTTGAGCGCGCAGCGCGTGCACGAAGGCACGAACGTTTGCGCCCGTCGTCGCGGCTGCGGGCGGCGCGCGGGGGGCCCATCGTCGGGGCATGAAGTCGGATATTTGAAACATGCTCTTATCGGCCTTCGTCAATGCCCCGTTAGCTGCAATTGCGGACGACCGGGCCCAGCGGTCTAGCTCCGCACCCGGGCCGATTGATTCGGCATCCATGAACACGAGCCAATCTTCGAACTCTGCCGCCGACATGCGCTCGCCCAATTCTTCGACCGTGCAGCCGATGTGCCATGCCAACCAGTGCGCGGCGCGGCGCTCCGGTCGGCTCGCTAGTTTTTTTCGGCGCTCTCTGCGCTGCTGTAGCCGCTGAGTTCCATTGACTTGTTAAACAGCGTTATTACCTCTTCGCGATGGTTCGCGCCAAAGGTCGACCACTGTTCCGCGGTCATGAGTTGTTCGCCGTCGGCATCGACGACGCAGCCCGCGAGAACGTGCGGAATCGTCGCGAACACCGCGCCCGGTTCGCCGCCCTGGCGCCGCGAAACTTCCTCGGCGACAAGTCGGGTCGTCAGACTCATTTGCACGACGGCGACCGAGCCCCCGAGCGATTCAACGGCGACCTCTTCACGCTTGCGTTCGGCGTGCGTGATGGTTTCGCGTTTGATGAGTGCCATTGCTCAATTACTCCCGGGTTCAACCGTAGACGTTCGGCAGGCCCTGGGATTCGAGCGAGACATTGGTTTTAACGACTTGCTGCGCGCTGCCGGTCGGGGCGCCACTCGCCGCGGCGTAGGCATAGAACGCGAATTGCGCGCCGTCGCTGAACGTGAAGACGACCGCTTCCGGCGTGCGACTCTTCGTGAGGGCGACAAGTCGCGTCATCGCAGCGTCGCCCGGGTCGAAGATGCAGCCGAACGTGTAGGACGACGGCGAAAACACGGTCGGGACACGGCGTTGGATTTGGTCGTGAATCGTGGTCACGTCCGCAAACGTCGGATCGCCGCCCGAGGCGTTGATATCTTGAACCGTCGTCATGCTGTCGAACGTTGCGACGCCGACGGCAGTCCCGCTAATGAAGGTCGTGTAATTCGTGGAGTTCTCGCCTTCCAGCGCGAACGTATTGGCCGTGCCGTCGACCGAGGCGATGCGGAAAACGCGGTTCTTAATTTCGACCATGCCCGCGATATCCGGCAGGATTACGAAACTGCCGTTCACCGGGTCGGTTCCGGTGTACGTGACGACGGCGGGGTTCGCCTTCGTGATCGCGGAAATCGTCAATGCGGTTGCATGCGAAGCGCCGACCTTGACTTGTACGTTGCTCCAAAAAATGGGGTCGCTCATAGTGTGCTCACTTGGTTTTAAAAGGTCGGGCGGTTCGCTTACACGAACTGTTCAGGCGCGGAAGCGCGAGTACGGAAAGTGGCGCGAAGCGTGACGACGACGAGGCCGATAGCGGCTTCGCCTTCGGTCGCCATCGCGCGCTCTATGCGGCGCAATGTGAGTTGCAGACTCGCAGCGATGGCGGTAAGCGCGTCGACAGGCGGCGTCGGATCGAAGACGGCCGTTAGCGCCTCGGAACTCAACGCGTGCAACTCGTCGTCGAGTGCTTCCGTTGCGGCGACATGGCCGCGCAATTCGACTTGCAACGCGTGCGTTTGGAACGGGTCGACGTGCACCGTCAACGGCTCGATTTCCTCGTCGACCGCGACGACGCGCCACGCGGGCAATTGCGCCTGCGAAAGCGGCCACGCGCGATCGGTGAAGACGCCCGCGCCAAGCGTTAGCCCGGTAATGCGAGTCGCGATAGCGTGCACGATTTGACCGGCGGCGAGCATGGCGTTAGTTCTTTGCGAGGGCGACGCGTTGCATGCCGCCCTCGGCCATTTGCACCACGGCGCGCACCTTGTACGCACCCAGGGCCGTCGCCATTGAATCGAGCCGCGTCAGCGTGACCGTGTCGCCCTCGGCGATTTGCGGCGCGGCGTCGGGTGTCATAAGCAAGCCCGGCCGGTTCACGATGACGCCGAACTCGTCGACCATGCCGAGCGCCGAATCGAACACGACGTTTGCAAGCACCGGGATCATTACTCCCGTGTGGAGAATGCTCGCGCGCGCATTCGGGAACCGCCGAAAAATCGCAGCGGTTACGCGGGCTTCTGAGTTGGCGAACGACATGGCGCGGCGTCCGGTTTAGGTCGCGACCGGCACGCCGATTTCGAGCAACATTTTCACGGTGGCGGACGGATTCGCCGCGGCGCCGACGGCGATACCGACGCACTGTTGCGCCGTGACCGTCTTGTTTACGACGCTGTTCGTCGCGTCCCAAAACAGGCGGTCG